ATGGTCAACAACAAACTACGCCTCAACCAAAGGTAGAGGCACCAAAAGCGGAGGCAACCCCAGAACCCGTGGAGACAGCATCGGAGGCACCAGTCGCTCCTAAAGAAGAACCTGCTTCTAAGGAGGATACGACTCGCCCACAGGATACTTCTCCCGAACTAAAGGCTGCTTACAAAGCACTACGAAGGGATGGCGTTCCCTATAACCTCTTAGACAAGATGTCTACTGATAGCCCAGATGAGTTAATCGAATGGGCTGCAAAAGCACGGAAAAGACAAGAGGATGTGGATGCCAAACTCGGTGCAACCAATCAAGATTCATCTGAAAGCAACGAGGCTACAGGTGAGGCTGATTCAGATTCTTCTCAAGAAAGTTCTACAGAGTCTACTGATGACACGATTAGTAAACTTAAGGAGCAATTCGGAGATGAAATGTCTGAACCCTTGTTGAAACTGAACACGCAGTTACAACAGCAAAATGAGCAATTGCAAAAGCAGTTACAAGCGGTGCAAGAAACTCAATTGCAAGAATCGCTTGCTCTATCTGAGCGAGTGCTTTCAAATCTATGGCCTGATTTAAGTACGAATCGGGATCAAATTCAACAACGGATGGCACAAATTGGTACTGAAAATCCTAATCAGTTCAATAGTGTGGAACAAATGATGTTCGCAGCCGCAGTAGATATACTAGGTGAACCAAAGCAGCAACCAGCCCCTGTGCAGGGAGCACAAACGGAAGCACCTAAAGAGCAGACTAACCAGAGTGCTGCTGAGCCAGATCCAAGAGATCTTGGGCAGCCAGCGAAACAATCAGGGGGCAACATGCCTACGGCAGCAATGTCAAAGGCAGAACTAGAAGATCTAGCCCTAGAAGCCATACTAAACGGACAAGGATTAGAAGGAGCCAAACGTGCCATGATGCAATCTTAGGAAAGGGTTGTTAAATGGCTGAGGGAACCTCAATTCAAAATTTTAATGACTTCATGCAAACAACAGGGCCAAGTTACTTGACCTCTGCTGATGAAGTGATTAACGAAGCAGCCAAGCACAACTATGTGTTTAATGGCTTATTCGCAGGTAAAGGAGCCGAGCGATCAATTCAAGGCGGACGAGAAATTCGTGATGTCGTGATGTTTGAAACTGGCTCTACTTATTCTCACTACAAACCAAATGAAACTTTCACATGGCAGATGCCACAAGTGACTGATACCATTACTCAACATTGGCGATTTATGATCGACCATATGTCATGGACTGACGCAGAAGTTGAACTCAACATGTCAGAAGGTCTAGCACGAGACGGTATTAAGGGTCAATACAAGCATCTCAAGAGAGTTAAAGAACAACGTCTATGGACTTCATTCTTAAATGGAATGGAAGAAGATTTGTTTAAACCATCTGCTGGTAACTACAGCGAAATGGAAGGTGCTTCTGGTACTTTACCTGCATCAATTTTCCACTTCATTACTGAGCGTACTAACATTGAAGGTGGTAATACATCTCTTACTGTAGATGGTGATCCTCGTGGTACCATTCCTATTGGAACAACATCATCTAGTGCTACTGTTCAGGGTATCAATCCTAACTCAGATAGTGCAACTATTAGTTTAGCAGATGGTAGTTCTACTAAATGGTCTAACCAAATTTCATATTACAAAAGTGTAAGCAATGCTGGCCCAGATGTAGACGATACTGCTGGTGTCAACTTAACTCCTACTTCAACAGCAGCAACTGATGAAAACATGGAAGGTTCCTCTGGAAGCAATGTGCTTGTCGGCGGTCTATTCCCTGCTTTTGATGATATGTTTTACAAAGTTCAATACCGTGCACCTAATAAATACTCTGAGTATTTTGATGACACAGGATTCCAACAACAAATGATCCTATGTTCACGAGAAGGTATCAATGCTTATAAGAGAGCGTTGCGTGTTTCTAACGACCGTCTCATGGGTGTAAGTGCTGAGGATGCAGGTTATCTTGCTCCAACATATGCTGGTATTCCTCTAACTTATGTTTCACAGTTAGATAGTGCTGCTCAATATCCAACATCAACTGGTGGTACACAAACTTCTAATGGTAATAGAAACAGCAATGCTTCTATTCTTGGAACATGTACTACTGAAACTGGATCAGCCGTTCAGGACTTTGGCCCACGTTATTATTTTATAAACGGTGAATATCTAAACATGTTCTTCCACGCACGAAGATATATGGTTAAGCATGAAGTTCTACGGCACCCAAATCAGCCGTTTACTTATGTACAGCCTGTCGATTGTTGGATGAACTTATTCTGCCGTTCACGTTCACGTCTTGGCGTAATTAAGCCAATTGTCTCCTAATAAAAAGAAAGGATAAGACATGCCTAGTTTAGCACCAATTCAGGGCGTAGAAAATATTTCATGGCGTTCTGAAACAATTCAAATAACTGCAACTGATGCCTTATCAGTAGGTAAAGTTGTAACACTAACTTTAACAGCAGCAAGTGGTGATACGCCTGCTGGATACAGAAGTTGTGCTTTAGCAACAGCAGCAAAGTTTACTCCTAATGAAATCATTGGAGTTGCACTTGAGGCTTGTGCCGCTAACGCAACAGCAAAGATTGGCCTTCGTGGCGTATTCGATGTCCTATGTGACACCGAAGTAACTGCGGGTGCTCTTCTTTCAGTATCAAGGGATCATGCTGCAAACCTAGATTTGCTTGCAGTTCCTGCTGACGATGCCGTGTTGGCTACTAAGCCAGTCGGTATATCACTAGAAGAGTCTGCTAGTGACACAGATTTAGTACCCGTTCTTTTTGACGGCATAACTGGATTTGCTTCACAAGCAAGTGCTGAGAGTTAATTCTCGAAGTGTTTACGGTTCTGGGGGGAGAAATCTCCCCAGATACCTTTTAATTTTTTTACTCTCTGAAAGGGGACTACTGTGAATCTGAAAACTGCTATTGAACATGTTCTCTTAGCAACAGGGGGTAACCCGTCTACCGCCATTGCTACAGATAACGAGCGTATTGCTCAAATTATTAATGATGCTGGAAATTACTTTTACTCTATGCCTTGGAAATGGAGAGAAGTGCATGACTTTGTAACAGGCCCAGATGGTGATGGTTACATTGCATTGCCTTTAGACTTTGCTGAAATAATACAAATTACGGGCAATGGATCATCTTTTAATGTGCAACTTACTACTCCTGAAATGATTTCTGATCTAGTTGGATCTGGTCAATCTTCGTCAGGTGTAGAGTATGTGGCTGTAGTTTATACCTCTGGATCATCTGGAGCACTAACAGTTGATGGAAGCACAGGAGATGCACCTCGTGTATTTTTAAGAGTATTTCCAGAAAACATAACTGATACTGATAGATATTTAATGTCTTACCGAAAAGGTTTTGCTTTAGCCGATTCTACATCAGCAACAGGATCTGTTGTAGGGTCTATAGTAACTGACACTTTGGTAAGCACAGGTATTACAGAGGGATCTAACACAGACAATTCTGTGGCTGCTTCTGAGTTTCAGTTCCCATATTATATGGATCCTTTGTTTGTTCAGTATCTTAGAGCGTTTGGTTTAGGATATGAGCAAGGCAATCTTAGTGAACAACTCCTTGCTATAGAGGCTGGCCCTCTTTATCAAAGAGCAATTACTCGTGATGGTATGGTTCAGTCAAACTTTGGAAAACTTAAATTGGCTGTACCGCCTTCTTTCCCAGTTCCTTTAAACAGCACAGTTCCTAATCCGAGTTAATCATGCCAAGTAAGTTACCAAGAGGTGGTGGATATGTTTACTACAACCCATTTGGGACAGTTACTGCTATCTATTTAAGACCAGATAGAAGGTATATTAAAGATACGCCGATAAACTTTGCTTCTTTATCAGCAGATGCAAGGAACCCAGCATTGTTAAAAAAAGCACAAAAAACTTTTAAGAAAAGAAAAACGGCAACTGTGCAGTCAGTACAAACAGAATTGACACGAAAGCAGATAAATTCTGTTACATCGTATGAGGTAAATATTTAATGGCAACATCAATACAACTAAGAAGAATACCCCAAGCAAGTAAAGCAAATGCAGGAGCATTGGATGATGTAGCAGCAGCAGGTGAACCAATTGTAGTGTTTGCTGACGCTTCTACTCCAACTTTTACTCCTCGTTTGTACATTGGTAATGGCGATGATGCACTTAACGCATTGAGGGCATTGGGTGGGCCAAACTCTATTGCTTGTGATCAAGTCAAAGGTTTGCATGGTCTTACTCCCAATGGTGATCACTTTGCTCCATCAGGAGACGCTAATAGAATTATTTCTTTAGATGCAAATGGTACTGCCTCACTTACTACTTTGAATACACAAAATTTAAGTGGCAATACTACATTGTCAATGTCAGGCGATTTAACTATTGGAACTATTGTAGTTGCAGATCAAGATAAAAAAGGTGTAAAAGTAGACGCTTCTACAGGAATTATACAAGTACAACAAGTAGATGGTGCAACTGCTAAATGCTTACAAGTGTTTGAAGGCAGTACTGAAACACTAAGTATTGCTGCTGATGGTGATGTTGTAGGAGTTAAAGACTTAACAACTACAGGAGATGTAAAAGTAGGTACAGAAAAGTTGTACATTAATAATGTAAGGGTGGATGCTACAGCAGCAGAATTAAATCATCTTGACGGAGTAAGTTCTGGTATACAAGGTCAATTAAATGCAAAAGCAGCAATAAGTAGTCAAGCATTTACTGGAACTCCATCGTTGCCTACAGGAACAACAGGTGTTACACAATCTGCTTCTGACGACTCAACCAAACTTGCTACTACTAAATTTGTACATGACTATGCAGAAGCACAAGACTTTGGAAAAATTTCAGTAATTGAATTTAATGTAAGCCCAACAATGCAATCACTTCCTTCCAATACAACAACAAATATAGGAGTAGGAACTGTTTCTGGATTAAGTTCATGCGATCTTGCATTAGTTATTATTGCGGATGGTGATAAACAAGGTTTATCTGCCTTGTTCAACCCAACAACTAATTTTATTGGCGTTAAAAATGTACGAAGTAATAACAGCCCTACGAGTAGAAATGATTCAGTAAACGTAAATTGTACCAATGGAACGTATACCAATTTTACCCAAGCACAAACTGATTTTAATACTGGAACGGCAGTAATATCTAGATCAGATAGTCAAGAAGGTGGTGGGGTTACCAAGTTTCATGTTTTAGGGATAACAATTAGATAATGATAAAGCCTTTAACACCAATTCCTTTACCAAGACGAGGCTTTGCCTCTGGTATGCCGTACAATGACAGCAGCCAAGAGTTTACGCACGAATGTCTTAATGTATTGCCGTTTGATACATTTGAAGACAAGTTGCGTATAGCAAGTAGACAAGGTGTTGCGACCTTGCAGTTAAAAACTGGTATACATGCTGGTACAGGATCATTTCAGTTTTTAGGATATTTTAAAACCTTTGATGCTAATGGCGAAATAAAAGACGGTTTAATTGCTATTGTCGATGGCGAGTTTTTTTATAACACTCAATCTTCAGTTGCAAGAGGTGCAGGTTCTTGGACATCAATGACTGATACTGATGGAAACAATGCAGGAACACAACAGTATCCTTTTAACACCGATGGTTCATTTGATGATCGTATACAGGGTGTACAGGTAGGAGACTTTTTTTACTTCGCATGTTCTAAATACCAAGATGGTACTGCTACAAGTAGTACCGCAGGTGCTTCTAACTCTGGCACATCTAATAGTAGTATTTTGAGGCCAGAGTATTTTAAAGTTAAATTAAATGTAGGAACGGCAACTGCACCACAATGGGAAGAGTGGTTACCTACTAATGCTGCTGGGGGTGCTTTAATTGGTGTAGCAGACAATGCAGATGACCATACTCATAATTTTGCAGCAGCAGGTGAAGGTGCAACAATAATTGCAAACTTAGGATCAAGAATTGTTTTATCTGGTCAACCTAAAAATCCAACCAACTGGTTTATGTCTGCTATACCAGACGCTACACATGATGTAGGAAGCAATTGGACAGTAGACACAAATGACTCTACTACTGCTTTGTTTGGTAGTTCAGGAACAAAGTTTGGTAGACTTGGTGACAATATTGTAGGAATGATACCATTTGGTTCTAACGGACTTTTATTTGGCTGTACTAATAGCATGGTTCTTCTTACTCAAGACCCAGCGTTTAGTGGTGCACAATTTAAAAGTTTAAGTCATAGTGTTGGCTTGGTAGGCCCAACTGCATTTGCTAACGCAACTGGCAGATCATTGTATTTTATTGGCACCGATGGATTGTATCTAGTAAATGAAAACTCATTTTCTATAGATGAAAGCAATAAAATTAGCGATGGCAGATTAGACGATGCATTTGATCAAACTGAATGGAATGAAGTAACAGAAAACATAGTGTATGATCAAAGAAGACAAGGTATATGGATATATCTAACACGCACAGTTGCTCCTCTTAATTCAGTACATTATTTTTATCATATACCTACAAACTCGTTTTGGCCTCAAGTTTTTAACGATCCTGATTTTGATGGGCCAAAAGTTGCTACTACTGTTCGTCCTGCAACGTCACAGACTATGTACACAGTTTTTGCAAATGACAGTAAGATATGCAGATTTTCAGAAGGTGCTACTTTTGGAAGTGATGGATACCCTGATGCACAATCAACTGGTTTAGATACACCTTCATGGCAAGATTATTTTAATGGATTTATTTTATCGTATGTAAAAATTGGGCCAATATACAATCCGCAAAGAAGAAGAACACGAGTAAAAGCAATAGAAATAGACATGGATATTGAAGAATATGCAGTACCTCAACTATCAACAGGTACTGATTCTACTGCTGGCACAGATGTTTACCCAATACCACCAGAAACTGATGTGTTTTTATTGTCAGGAGAAACTCCTGAACAGGCAAAGGGTAGTGCTTTTAGAGATAAATTACTTGCACAAGTTTTAGATTCAGGAGACTTGCAAGGCACATTGTTTATTGCTACTACAAGTAGTGCAGGAACCTATACAGATTTAACTGACACTTCTAACACAGCATTAAATGGTGGTTTATTTACAGCAGCCAGTTCTTCTACTGGATCTTATGAAACTCAGTCAGGAAACTCTTTAGATGGAAATTATCTTGTAGGGGTTGGAGAGTATGTAGTTACAAATCCATTTGAAGAGGGTCAAGGTAGAGAATACTCTGGCCCAGATTCATGTGAATTAGTGTTTGAAAGTACCTATTGGAAAATTAAATCAGGTGGTACAGAGTTATTTAGATCAGCAGAAACAGGTTTATCAAGCCCTACAGATGCTTCATACTATGAAGATCAAACAACTACTTCTTTTACTGATGCAGATTACAAGACTACACTTGTTATAACTGGATCTCCTGCAAGTTCTTATTCTGTAAAAAATCTAGGAGAAGTTCCAGCAGGAAGAAGCAATAGAAAAAATTTAAATGTTAATGCACCTGCCCATTACATTCTTATACAAGGTTTAGGCAGGCCAATCATCTTGGAAGAAGTGGCAGCCCTCATTGAAGATGGTGGGCCAAACTTAAAGAATACACAAACGGTGGTGACATAATGGGATTTTTAGGTGATCTATTTGGTGGTAAACGTCCAGAAATCGGAGCAAAGAGTTTATTCGATTTGTTTCCTGAAATGCGTCAACAGTATGAAGAACTAGCAGGATTGCCAGAAGGCACTACATTGTTTGGTTCTTATGGTGATTTAGCATCAGCATTTACTGAGGGTCGTGACGAAGCATTAGGTTTTTTAACAGAAGGCTTTGATCAGTTACAAGGATTACTCGGAGGTGTAGAAACTGACTTTGCTACTGATTTTAGTAATTTACTTTCAGGGTTTCAAACATCTTTTGATACAGCAAGGTCATTTGCAGATCAGGCTATTTCGCAATATCAAACTACTGGCATTGATTCTGCATTGCAACTAAGGCAACAAGCAGGAGATAGACAGCAAAGAATGCTGCAACAACAGTTAGCAGGCATGGGATTGACAGGAAGTTCGGTAGGAGCAGGTGCTTTAGGAAG